TTTATGTATTATCTGACCATGTAGCCAGAATTCTATTATAGCAGATATAGAAAATCAAAGCAAATTGAGTTTGCCCAAGAACTCTTTTACATCCTCTGGCATCTCATTATTTCTTTCATTTTCTAATTCTTGCCTTCTTTGTCTTTGCATTTCTTTATGTGCACTTGACCAAGTTCTAACCTCTACTTCAAGATTGTTTTCTTTATTAGTATATGATATCGCACCAAAGGCTGCTCCGCAAACTGCGTCAGCCAAATCTTTAGATGATTTTCTAGGATGGTCTACACGATTATTTCTCATAATCTTAAGTTCAGATAATTCTTCTAGTAATAGCGGAATGTTCGGCATAGCAATACGATCTTCATAAACAAGCATTGCTAAATCTTCATAATGTTTTTTAGCAACAGAAACAGTATCAGTATTAATATTAACAGCCTTGAGTTCTTGTTGAATATCATAAGATTGCCATCTATCAAATGTTACCTTGCCAATATTAAAACCTAATCTTCTAAGATTAATAATCCAATTTTTTACTTCACTAAGGTTAACTGGACCTTCTTTTTTAGGCTCCCACCATGCAACGGCATCTACAACAACAATTGGCGCAACCTGCTCGTAATCTTTAATGACTTGAAGGTTTACCCATTTTTCAACATGTGCAATTGCAACAGCACACTTATCATGTCTTTGTGCTAAGTCGGCATGTATGTAATATGTTTTGTTTGGATCTGGAACAAAGCCAGGATCAAACCTTCTAAATTGATCGACTGGATTTCTTATTGTCATACAATTTTGTAGTTTATCCTTTTGTTTAAAAAATGCATCTGATGCATATGTTGGCATACATAAAAATCGCATCATAGCATCGCCTAAATCATTATAAAATGGAATTTTAAAATCTTCAATACTTCTTGTAGGATTAACTTCCCAAGTTGGTCTTTTTAGTGCCCAGATTCCAGGTAATTTATATGAAATAATGTGATCTTCTTCCCACTGAATTTCAAGTATATTATCAGGGTTTTCACCAAGTTCTGGATTAATTATAAATTTATGTGATTTTTGTATGACATCTTTTTCTGCAATTACATTTTCATATTTTTCTGAAATAAAATCACCCTGGTATCTTGGAAATGATAAAAGAACAACTTTGCCAAGATCTGGAAAACGCGAGTCTACTGTTCCTCTAAATGCTTTGTATATATTATCTGCTGTTTTCCCTTGCTCATTTCCAGTGCTAACTTCACTTGCAAAACCAGAAATTTCATCAAGAACAGCAAGCAATAAATTTAAACCTTCATGTGATTCTCTTTCTGAATGTCCAGAATAAACTGTAATTGATTTGTCAAACTCAATAGAATCTGCCTTTGGATTATATTTTCCAGCAAACCAAGGAGATTTTTCTATTTTTGTTTTAAATCCTTTGAAGAAAACTGTTTTTGCTTGTTGGGCGTTGATAGCAACGTTAATAAGGTCAATCGCATCCCCAGACGGTTTGCCAAAATATCTTGCGGGATCTTTAAGGCATAATAACTTATACACAATATAGGCACAAGCAACAGTTGAAGTGAAGTCCTTGCCACTACCCTTCCCAAGTTGTAAAATAATTTCGTTCTTAGTGTATTTGTCATAATATCTTGCTCCTTCGACAGTTCCCATTAAGAACTCAAGATCTGTCTTTTTATATATTTGACTCATTGCCTCTACAATTTCATATTGTATGTCTGACAATGGTGGTTGTCCAAGATAATCCAAAGACTCAACAAAAGTTTTTGCGTCTACTGGAGTTTCTTCAAATGGATTGTCTTGTAAAACTTCAAGAAAATCATTGAACATCATGGACAATTGTAATCACCTCATCTGACTTTGCGATGTCAGATAATCTTTTCATTATTTCATCTCGAACTTGTGGATATTCTGAAGCAATATCCCTTAATATACCAATAAGAACCTCTTGTCTTTTTTCAATTTGTAACATTTCTTCTGCTAGTTCTTTGTTCTCTAAAAGCCCAGCCTTTTGTAACATATCAATTCTTCTTGATTCAATATCCAACACTAGTTTAATTCCAGCAGTTTTTGCACTAAGATTATTATTCATTGTTGATTCATCTATAACTTCGTACGCTTTTGAAATAAGTTTTCCGTAATGAGTGTCTGCAGCAGCAAGTGCTTCTTTGGCCCTTGATCTAATTGCATCATTAGCAGATACCATAACTTTCCACTCATTTAAATGAGAGACAACTCTAGTTCTTGGCATATTTAAATCTTTAGATATTTTTGTTGGGTCGCTTCCCTTTAAGTATTCAGCAACAACTTTGTTTACTTCATCAAGATGTTGAACAATATCAATCTCTGTTGACATTTTTTCCCTCAAGTCTATTAATTTCATCTTGTATATAAAAAATAGCCTTCTTTAAATCTTCAATATGCTTAGATTCATCTTTTAGTCCTGCTCTCCATAAATATTTAAATGCATTTCCAACATTAAAATTTCTATGTCTAGTAATCTGAATACATTCTACCCCAGACGGATCTGACGTGTAGTGCTCTGGATGATTTACTTGATCGACTGTAATTTTAAGATTATCGCTCATCTTTTTGATTTCCTTAGTCCGAATTTAGCAAGATATACATAAATAGTTTCTGCACTGGTTTCACATTCTTTAGCAATGTCTGGAACTGACTTTTTATCAAAAATATATCTTTTACGCAACCATGCTTCATTTGTATATAGTTTAGCACCCATAGCGATCAAATGTCAACCCCCATCCCTTTATTCCAATTGTTGAGGCCCCAGTGGCCTATACCACAAGCATCCGCAACATCATTGTCATCTATAATCTTATCATAATTAATCTCAATAAATTTTATTGTTCTTTCTTTTCTAATATTTCTTTCATAAGACTTATACCAAGCATCTGATTTACCTGGATTTTTTGATCTAATTACAAGTTTTTCTTCTTTAGATAAAGCCTTGTTTCCAATATAATTTTGCCAAGTAATTGGAGATACTTTTGCAACATTAACTATTCCAGACACACCCGCTGCTCCAATAATTGCACCTTGAACAAGCGCTAGATCTGCTGCTGTTTTTGGGCTATTCATAAAAACAGTATGTTCAATGATCATAGAATCAGTATTTAAAAAAGCATCATGTTGTAAAAAACTGCCTACTTTTTTAGATGCGTCAATACATTTTTGATAAATATCTTTACCCTCAAAATTAATCTTTCCAATCATTTTAATATCACCAAAAAAGAACAGGGCAAAAGCAAGGCTATTGGTGCTTGCATCAATTGCAACAAATTTTGCTGGCCTAACGTCTGTCATCATAGTCTATCAACCCCTTTAATTCTTTTAATGCTTTGTTTACTTTTTTATTGTCTATTGCACAATTTTCACAATAGTTTGAATCATTATATGCTGAAAGAACTATGCCACATCCTCTAGCACATTTTCTATCTTTGCCGTATCGTTTTTTTCTTTTATTAATTATTTGTTTTTCAGCAATTTTAATTTTTGTTGCCTCATTCCTGCATTCTGGGCTACAATAAATTTGATAACTTACGGCAGGAGAAAATTCGTTCTCACACCACTCACATGGCTTCACTCAATTGCTCCAGTGAACCAATTTTAATTACCCCTGGCTCTGATAGGGCGCATGCCTTTTGTATTGGGCATCCCTTACATATTTTAGAGTTGGCTCTGTAATTTTTTTGTGGCAGTTGTTTGTCTTGCCATGCTTGCTTTACAGTTCTCATCCAATCAAATGTATAGTCAATCCACTTTCTATAATGATCATTTACGCTAATTGGAACAATAAATAATTCATGATTATTCTTATTTTCATAGATTACCAAACCATTAGCCATTTTTAATATCTTCATATAAACTAATAATTGTGCAATATGATATGTTTTTGCCTTATTAGTTTTTTTAATATATTCAAAACTTTCATTACTTGCTGTCTTAATTTCAATAACAAATTCTTCGTTATTCCATTCAATCATTCCGTCAGCCCAGCCATATATTGGTGGATCATTACTAAGAATTTTAAACTCTGTTGTATCTTTCCCATCATCATCTACAAACTTTTTAGCAATACCAGACTTAAGTAAAGCGTCTTGAATTCTATCGTGAGAAAGTGATCCATTTGACATGTTGGCTACTGAAAATGGAGTGTTGGTGCTTTCAAAAACTACACCATCAAATGCATGATACCAATATCTAGGACACTCTCCATGCCCATAAACAAGGCCTGATGGAGCAAATGTTTTCTTCTTTTGATGTTTTGGATCTTGTCCAACCATATAGCCAGACTCTATTTTTTGAATAACTGCATCTACATCTAAATTATTTTCTGATTTTGCTGCTTTAATCATTACTTGCTGTAATAAACTTTTTGTCATTATTTATACCCTATGTCCTTTGTTATTATATTAAGTATACACTATCTGGTAATATATTTAAGGGCAGAAACAAGATTGTTTACCGCTTCTGCAGCAGTATAATATATATTTTTCTTTGCTCTGTTTTCTTTGTCTACATTAGCCATCCAAGTTGCCCTTAATGATAACTTAGCAGCAATTGCTTGTAGCCTTACAATTTCAAGAGTTGCTACTTGAATTGGAATATCTGGTTTTACGATAAGTTTTGCAATCATTGTTAATGCAGTTGTTAGTTCTTCATCTTCCATATAATCAGATATATCAGATAAGCCATTTACCAATTCTAGCGTTGTCGCTTCCATATTATTCTCCAGACTTGATTGGTGGTTGTGCTATATCAACTTGTTGACTAAATAATTCTAGCCTTGTTTTACGATCTGCCTTTTCTTCTTCTGATATTTCTTTTTTATTATTTACCAAACTTAGATGAACAAAAAACATATCAACATGGTCTTCTGGAGACAACTGAACATTCTTTCTCCAATGTATTTGATCTGTTCCTGAAAATATCAAAGCATCGTTCTTTTTTAATAAAAATTCTTTACCCTCAATAACAATAGGCCAATCAATTGTTGCGTCTAACTGTAAATCAAAAGTAATTCTATGCTCTTTAAAATGATCAAAATGTGGAAATAGTTTTGGAATGTATCCGCTTTCATGGTGATACCTAGCAAAAGCCATTTCTGTTATTTCTAATTCTTCATCAAAATATGGCTGAATTCTGCTATGCATTACTTGTTTAAACCCGTCATTAAAATTAATAAAATAAGTAGTATGACCAAGTTCTTTCATTATATGTGCTGATTCTGGAGATGCCTGCGCTACCTGATCGTATATATATCCCAACATTCTTTCTGGTACGGCATCATTAATTACAAAGTTTTCTAAATTTTTAAACATATATTTATTATACACCATCCACTAATTGTTGAAGCATTTCCGTTTCAATGATTGTTAGCCTTACTTTTTTATTGCCTTGTCCTAAAATAATCATTAATGCTGGATCTTTACCCTGTTTAATTGCATCTGTAACCACTTTAGCCCAAACCTCTTCGTTTAACGTAAATGATTTTGAACATTCTTTAAAATCAACTAGAAAATTATTCCAAGTTGCATCACCTTTCTGAGTATTTCTTCCAGAATTTTTATGTTGCTTGGCACCTATTCTTTTAGATTCAGATTTTTCTGTCATATTTTTTTCTCTTCATTGCTAATTCCAGTCTCTTCCATTAATACCCAAGAACGCTCCATCATTTTTTCATTTTGCCCATCATCTAATGGTTTTATCGGATTATATCTTAAATGACAAAATATCATATCGACTTCATCTGAATCTGACAATTCTTTTTCTTCTCTCCAGTGCATTTGTTGAGTTCCAGAAAAAACTAATGCTTGGTTGAATTTTAAATAATATGGTTTGTTTTCAACAACAATTGCCCAGTCAGCATTTGATTTTAATTGAATATCACATACGATTGTTTGAGATTCCCTGCTATCAAAATGTGGAAATAATTTAGGTACATATCCAAACTTTTTACTATATCTAGCAAAAGAATAATCTTTGTCTAAAATAACATTTTCTGATATCTTATCTTGAACCATTTTTGTTATTTTGTTTTCTATTTCAGTACCAAAAGTTACATACCACAACTTATGACCTGCAAACTTTTTTATTATAGTTTGCTCATCTTTAGCAGAATCAATCATTTTATATATTTTATCAATTTGCTCATCCGATAAAACATTGTCTAAAATAAAAACTTCAAAGTCTTCGTTTGATATCTTGCCCTGTCTTTGCTTTAATTCTTGATACCTATTCATAGTTTAATTATAATCCTTTTTACTTTTTGGAAGCATATTAACTCTTGACATATGTTTTTTGGTACACATCCATGTAAGATCTTTTGTTGCATGCCACAATCTACAAGATGTCACGATTTCTTTACATTTATGACAAACATATTGTCCATAGTAGGTTGTAAACTTTTCAGTCATTGCTTACTTTTTTTCTTAACATATCTTGAAGATCTAATTCTTCTCTGACCTTGGCTACAAAAGCATCTCTACCCTGAACTTTGGTGCCATCTTCTAATTGATACCAAGCACCAGTTCTATTTACTATTCCTAGACTTTCTGCTGTATCAACCAAATCAGCGATGGTATCAACACCAAGATCGTCACCTCTAAAATAAAAATCATATTCACCAGACTGGAATGCAGGAGATGTTTTAGAAAATTGCAACTCCCATCTAACTTTGCGACCAACCTTTTCTTCAATGAGTTTGTCACCAACATGTATTTTTCCTTTCAATGCTTGATTATCTGACTCTGATGAAAATAGTTTGATAACAGTTGACGAATAAAATTTTGTTGCCTGACCACCAGTGGGCTGTTGACTAGTGTACATTGCGTTAATATTATTTCTTGACTGTGAAATAAGAATAAATAAAGTTGGCTTAACCTTGTTGTTTGCATAGTTAATCATCTTCCATGCATTACTAAAGTCACGAGATTCTGCACCCATTTGTTTAGTATTTTCTAATTGCTTTAATTCATCAGTATCTTTTTCAAAATAGATTGCTGGTAACAAAGATGTGATTGAATCAACAACAATTAAGTCTACCCCTGCCTCCATAAGTTGAACACCAACATCAACCATTTCATTGATTGTTCTAGCCTTTGAAACAATTAGTTTTGCAGTATCTACTCCTAGTTTTTCTGCCCAATCTTTATCATATGACATCTCTGCATCTATCCAAGCACAAATCTTTCCTTCTTGTTGCGCTAAAGCAATTGTTTGTAGGCATATAGAAGATTTTGCAGATGACTTAGATCCCCATATTAAAACTTGTCTTCCGTACGGCAAACCACCATTTAAAGCCCTATTAAGCCCAATGCTTGGCGTTGCTGCATACTCTGTTGCTGGAACTGAATCTCCAGACATTACGCTTTTACGTAACTTTGGATTAAGTTGTGCTAATACATCTTCTACTGAAACCGTCATTAAAATCTTACCCCATGTTTTTCTGGTCTAGTTTGATTAAACTGTGTTTTCTGTTCAAATGCTTCATCTAAAGAAATATTAAGGTATCCGTTTTTTCTCATTCCAGCATAAAGATCTAGCGTTCTAATAAGAATATCTGCAATCTCTTTTGTTATTTCTTCTTCTCCTTTGCTTTTACGAACTGCTTCCATGACCTCTGTAACTTCAGAAACGATCATCATGCATTGTTTAGCAATAAAAATATCGTCAGCCTTTTCTGGCCAAAATCTTTTTGCCTGTGCTGTTTTGTGCAATTCATATGCTAAGTTATCAAACATTTACTACATCCTCCATTATCACTGTACCATCTTTGGTTTTGCCAAACTCAAATTTATAAACATTTCCTTCTTGTACATTCATATAAGCCTTTGCAAAAGAAGTAGGAAACACTGTTACAGAATGCAATTCTCTAGAAGAATCTGCAATTGTAAGAGATGCCATCTTCTTTCCCGTCTTTGTCACTCTAGGTTTAAATGCTACCACAAAATGCTGATCTTCTTTATAAGGAATGATTTTATAGTTTAAAAACTTTACTAATGCATTTTTAGTATCTTTAATTTCGTCAACTGGTATGTAAGAAATGATTCTGTTATCAGAAGCAAGAATTAAATATGTTCTACCACTTTCAATAATTGTTTGCTCTTCATCAAAAATTCCAACTGAGCCAGTTTTATCTAATACTTCTACTCTTGACCAGCCTTTGCCACGCTTAATTGATTTAACCATTCCCATGAGAATAAAAGATCCCTTTTCTTCAAACTCTTCTACATCATTTATATAGGCATAGTAATGTTGTGGAATAGAGATATTAAACTCTGGAAGATTTAGATATTCATATAGGTTGGCACGAACTTCATTGTCGTCTGTTGGGTTATCTGCAAAATTTAATGCACCAACACATTTCATTGCCTGCAATGCCCTACTATTTACTCCGTTACCTTTAGTAAATGTAAACTCTTCTACTTGTTTAAATGAAGTAAATGGTCGAGCAGCAATATATTTAGTTGCAATATTGTCTGAAATATATTTAATTCCAGTTAAACCAAACCTAATTCCTTTACCCTCAATCTTAAAGTCAAGGTCTGATTCATTAATGTGTGGCAACTTAATTGGAATACCCATTCGCTTTGCTTCAATTAGATATTCTGTGCGAGCATCTTTATCCTTTTCATTTTTAAGAATAGAGTACATAAACTCAAGTGGATAATGATACTTTAACCATGCAGTCCAATATGATAATGTTGAGTATGCTACTGCATGCGATTTGTTGAACGAGTATCCAGCATGCGCTTCAAAATCATGCCAGAGATCCCTCGCCTGATTAGGAGAAACAAACCTAGAAGCACCAGCAACGAACTGATCTCTAAAAACATCAAACTCCCTCGCATCCTTCTTCTTACCAATAATCTTACGAACTTTATCTGCCTCTGCCATTGTCATTCCGCCAAGTTCAACGCAAGCAAGCATAACCTGCTCTTGATACAAAATACAGCCATATGTATCTTCTGTAATTGGCTTCATAACTTGATGCAAATAATTAATGTTTTGCTTGCCATGTTTTCTAGCAATATAATCCTTACCAATTGTATTCATAGCACCTGGACGAACAAGAGCGTTTGATGCTGCAAGTTCATCTAGATTTTTAACTCCCATTTTTACAAGAAGGTTTGTATATGGAGTTGCTTCACACTGAAACACACCCTTTGTATATCCATCTGAAAGCATCTGATATACATTTTTATCATTCATGTCAACTGATAAAAGATCAATTTTCTTTCCATGTCTTTCTTGGATAATCTTAATTGTGCTATCTAAAACACTTAATGTTTTTAATCCCAATGCATCAATCTTGATGAGACCAATTTTTGCAGCCTCTTCCATGTCCACCGCAACGACAGGTATGCGCTCATCGCTGCCAGGAGAAGAACGTGTCTCCATCGGTGCGTATTTAAAAATAGGATCTTTACTAGTGACAACGCCAGCAGCGTGTATGCCAGTACCTCTAATGCGACCCCTAAGTTGTTCACCGTATACCTCCACTTCAGGATACTTTTCTCTAAACCAAGCAGATGCCCTGGATGTACAAAACTCATCCCAAGTGTCAACAGTTTTTAGTACCTTGTTTACATCTGTCAATGGAATATTTAAAACACGAGAAACATCTCGTACAACACCTTTATCTTTAAACTGTAAAAATGTAGCAATAGATGCAACATGTCTGTATTGTTTTACTAGATAATCTTTTACTTCATCTCGTCTAGAATCCTGAATATCTGTATCGATATCAGGAAAATCATTACGTTCTGGGTTGATAAATCGGAAAAACAAAAGTCCATGCTCAATTGGATCAATGTCTGTAATTCCAAGTGTATAGCAAAGCAAAGATCCTGCAGACGAACCACGACCTGGCCCAACCATAATGCCTTCTTTTTTAGCCCAGTTAATCATATTACGAACAACCAAAAAGTACGGTGCAAATTTCTTTTCTTTAATGATATCTAATTCTTCATTTAACCTTAGTTCATAAACATCATTTCCTACCCAAGAAGATGTTAGATGCATTTCTTCTAGTGCCGTCCAAGCAAGTTCTCTTAACTCTTTATCTGGATTCTTATATTGAACTGGCAAAAGATTGAGATCTTCTTTAATGTCATAATCTTCAACTTTATCTGCAATTTCAAGTGTGTTTGCAAACATGTCTTCTCTAAATTTAAGTTCTTTTGTCATTGCAGATTTCATTTCATCATACGATAACAAATGAATATCAAATCTATTAAAACTCATCATTCTGTCTTTACCATAAAGATAATCAAGCCTGTCCATCATATCTGTATATTTTTTAGACTTATCATACTTAACATCTTTTTCAAGTTTGGCATGAGTATTTAGAATAAGCATCATCTCTTGAATAACTTTTTGATCTACATCAGAATGATGACAATCTGGAGTTACTACGATCTTTACCCCAAACTCATCAGCCAACTGCATTAAATTAAGATTAATTTCGGTTGGATTGTGTGGCATTACCTCAATATAAAAATCATCTTTAAAAGTATTTTTAAACCACTCAATATGCTGCTTTGCTACTGCAAACTCCCCCACCTCAATAGCCTTTGCAATAAGCCCACTAAGACAAGCAGACAAAACAATTAAACCATCTTTATACTTTTCTAATACTGCAAAATCAATTCTAGGCTTTTTATAAAAGCCTTCTGTCCAAGCAATTTCGTTTAACTTGTTGAGATTTTCTAAGCCCTGTTGATTTTTTGCAAGAATAACAATATGATTATAAATTAAATCTAACGGAGTAGTTCGTTCTGCTTTATCTCTATGATCAAACCTATCTGCAGCAATATATCCCTCAATGCCAAGAATTGGTTTAATCCCCGCTGCTTTTGCTGCACGATACATCTCACGATGTCCAGACAGGCTGCCGTGATCTGTGATAGCAATTGCTGGCATACCCAGACTCACGGCTCTGTCAATATATTCTTGCGGTGTCGCAACACCATCCATAAGTGAATAGTGTGTGTGAACGTGTAATCCTACGTAGTTCACAAATTACCATTCAATGTTTGTTGAGGTCACTGAAGGTGTATCAAAACCAAAGAAGAAAGATTCTTGCTCTGGATAAGGGACTTCACGTACTACCTTATCTAGATTATGAAACTCAAATCCATCCCACTTAAATGGCTCTGTATCTGGCTTGCTTGGAATCAAGGTGTAGTTTGTTTCTGTACCCTGTCCATTACGCTTTAACTTCCATTGAATATTTGATACGCTTCCAGTTTCTAGTGCGTATTCACGAATTGTATTAAATGCTGATTGCTTGCTGATGCCTTGTGACCATACTGCAATGTATGGATCTTCTAGACCGTCATCTACTAGCACGTTGCAATAAAAACGCATACGAGCCTTCCAGCCACTCTTTGGTTCCTTGCGAGCCATCTCGCATCCAAAACAACGACCTTCTGTATCCATTGTACAAGCAGCCTTACGCTTGTAATCCTTTGGGTTTGTGTGTTCTGCAACTACTACTGCTAGACCACGAGATTCATTATAACTTGCAGAGTCTTCATCCAACTCTTCTACGAAACGGATTTTTGCTGCCTGTCCATCAGCCAACTTAACCCATCTTACCTTGATTGCACTGCCTTCATATTTTGGTTTGTCGAGCAGGGCGTTGATGTTTTTTAGTCCCTTTACTACGCTCATGTTTTCTCCTTTGTTGTTTTTATTTTGTTTAAAAAAGTAAGATGATCAATACCTGTGGAAATTGCTACATCTTTTGCTTTTCTTACACTTTTATTATACTCGCTTATCCTTGTTCTGTCAAGTTTATCATTACCAATATGCATCATATTTCCTGCATATATGGACATCCAACTATATTCTTGCCAATTAGATATCTTAAACATTTCTTTATCTAGTATATCACTATCCATGTCCTTAATAAATTTTTCAAGATTAATATTTTCCCATGTTGGCAAAGGATATTTTGATTTAAAAGACTTCCAAAATGGGGTGTCTTCTCTGTTTGTTCTATAATGAAAATGCAACAAAGATGCAAGACCTTTTTGATTTTCTACAAATCTGCTATTAAAACTATCTTGTATTGTATGATCTAGTTTATTATTTAAATATTGTTTAACATATTTTGGGAAAAAGTGTGCCAAAAAAACATACATTTGGCTTATTGTGCTAGATATTGTTGTAGCCTCTATTGGCTCAAAGAATGCTGAAGAAAGCCCGTTAGCAAAACAATTTTTAATCCAAGTTTCTTTACAAAACCCTGGACTATACTCAAAATTACCAACTACCTGAAGGTCTTTACCATATAACTCAATCAATTCTTTTTCTGCCTGATCTTTATTAATATACTTTCCGTCATAAACATATCCACAACCATATCTATGTTGCAGTGGTATTTTCCAAGACCAGCCATACTTCATTGCTGTAGCATCTGTATAGGGGTAGAACTTATCGTCTGCTGGCAAAAAACATGCTAGGGCATTTGTTGCTGGCAAAAGATGTGACATTGATATCCAATCAGTTTTATAATGTTTTTGTATTCCTATTTTTTCAAATCCACTACAATCAACTAAAAAATCACAATCTATAGAAACCTCATTAATTGTAATTACCTTATTGATATACTTATCATTATCCTCAACAAATAATTTAATCTTATCGTCTATTATTGTAATTCCTAAGTTTTCTGCAATTTTTTCTAAAAATATTGCTAACTTTCTTGCATCAATATGAAAGCCATATTCTACTTTATCTTCTAAATTTATTTTTTTGTTTAAAACTAAATGATATAAATAATTAACATCATTAAGATTCTTTCCTAAATTAATTGCTGTTTGATAATTAGAAATAATATCATTATCACCTAAGGTATGCTTTTTATCATTATAAAAATCATAAAAGCCATGGAACCAACTAGATCCATCTTTATCCCAATTATTAAACATGACACCATGCTTAACTGTTGCACCAGTATTTAAAATAAAATCTTCTATTGAAATATTTAAATCATCCAAGAACGAATTAATTGCTGGTGTCAGCCCTTCTCCTGGCCCAAGCACTCCAATTTCTTTGCTCCTTATCATTGTTAGATTTATAGATGGAAACTTCTTTTTAAATAGCAAAGCAGAAATACACCCTGCTGTTCCACCGCCTACAACTACAACATTCATAAAATTAATCCAAAATGTTTGGCAATTGCTATGCTTGCTAAAATGCACCACAAAATATTAAACCAAATAATTGTTGGCAATGTTTTAACTGTTGAGGACCAAATAAGTGCCAAACTTGAAATCAATGCAAATATATAAAGCCACCACCATTGCCTTCCAAGAATAAGGCCTGGGAAAATAATACTGATCTTAGTCATAAAAGCAAAAAATTCTACAGTATTTGCTTTATTCCAATATTTTTTATTAAACATTGTTTTAATGGCATACCACCATTGCATATGTTTTTTCATAAATCTCCGATAATGCTAGATATTTTATTTGTATCTAATATTTCAAGTATATCAGAATCTAACATATCACCTATATCTTTATATTTTGAACTAAGTTTAATTATTGAAGATCTTCCACCAAGTTTTTCTACAAGTTTGTTTGCCATGGTGTTTCCAGCATCATCGTTATCTGAAACAATATAAACATCATTAAAATATTTTTTAAGCAATTCTATCTGAGAGCCTGAAACATTAGCACCTAATGTTGCCACTGCAGGCAAGCCAACCTGATCTATCCTGATAGCATCAAAAGATGATTCTACAACATACACTTTGTTTGATTGTTTTACTCTATGTAAATTAAATAATATTTTGCTTTTTGGTAAGCCTGGAGTATTTTTAAATTCTTTTCCTTCTATTGTTCTTGCAACAAATCCAATGGTCATTCCATCTGGAGATTGAACTGGAATAGTAACCATATCTTGTTTATCAGAGTAGCCAAGGCTGAACTTATCGATTGATCTTTTTGTTATTTTTCTACCCTCGAAATATCTAATTGCTCTTGGTGAGTCTAATGCTTGATTGTTTAATCGTTTAATTAATAACTCATCATATTGTAAAAATTCTTTTGGCTTATATAACTTTTTATTTACAAGATCTTCAATGTTGGTTTCTTTTTCTTTGCTTTTAATAAAACGTATAGATTCAAAGTACGATCTGCCAGTCATCTTCATAATAAGTTCTTGAAGTTCAGCAGTTTGCTGGCAACTAAAACAAAAAAATAATCCGCTTTCTTTTGATACTTCTCCTGCTGGAGTTCTTGTGTTATTATGATATGGACAAAATATTATAAAGTCTGAACCGACTTCTGATTCTATTGTTATGCCTGACCCGATAAGGACTCTTTTAATTTGGTCTTCTGTATATGTATTGGTCTGTATCCGTCTACGGCTATTATCCACTCTATCTTCTTTCTTCCAACGTACATTGCATATGCTGTAAGCCCAAACTCAAAGCAATTTTTGTCACTATCATATTTTAGCGTAAAGTCTGGCTCAATGTCAATTCTTGGCGCATACCCAGTTTCCCGCATCTGTATGACCAATAATCTAAGATATTCTTCTTTAAGCCTAGGGATATGCGACTCATCCTTGATTACTCCGTCAAGGTAGAAGTTTTTAATAGGTTTATGATGAAGTGACACATTATATTATAACGCCTTATCTTCATAGTCTTTATAGCGATAATAGCCTTTGTCAAAGTCTACTTGCACTAAAAACTCACCCATAAAGCCATTACGATTCTTTCTAAAAGCACATTCAATGATATCTGAGTTAGTTGCTCTACCCAAAGCCATAACCCAATCCGCATCATAAGCAATTTGTCTAGACCATGCTGTTTGACCAAGCGTGGGAACACTGCTAAGATCATTGACATCGTCTGGAGTAGCAGAAGAAATAGCGATAATTGGAACCTCTTCTGAAATTGCCATTAGTTTAAGTTCACGGGACAGATTTTTCATTCTTACAGTCTCATTGTCAGACTTTTGATTTGGTGTCATTAGTTGTAGGTAATCTACAATAACAAAGTCTGGCTTGTATTGATCTATTTTTCCACGTAGAACAGATGGGCTAATCTCTCCTCCCTGGTCATTTGAGATAATATGAAATGGATTCTTACCTTCAAGATGGCGCTTATGCCATTCCTTTAATGTTTCTATCTCAATATTACCTTGACTAATTTTACGATGTGACCATAAGCCTTCGCCCATAATTGTAAACACACGATTACGAACTTCTGTTTCAGACATTTCAAGACTAATAATTAATGGTGTCTTTCCTTGCTTCCATGCTTGTACCGCAAAATAAAGCGCAAGCCATGACTTACCAATTCCTGGATATGCAAGGAATACACCTAATTGCCCAGCAGTAATTCCAGAAGGAAGATAGTTGTCAAATCCTGGTAATCCAGTTCTAATTCCAACATTTCCAGCCTCTTCCATCTTTTTTAGATGATCAAAATAAGCAATGGCAGAATCTAAATCAATAACATCAATATCTCGTACAGCAGACGTATTCTTTTTTAACTCAGAAGTTTTAGTAATTAAATTATTAAGGGCTTCAGAGCCTTTATCATTTTGTACATCTGTAGCAGCAGAGCGTAAAATATCTTTAAGGCTATCATTAAGATATTCATGCTGTAATTCTTCAAGATGGTGCTTTGTTGCCCCAATATCTTCAATTACCTCAAAATCTCTAAACTTTTCTACAACAAGAGATGTTGGAGGAACTGAACTATTATGCTCAAAATAATTTCTTATAAATGTCCAAATATCAGAGTGCGTTCTAAGAATGCCATCGACATTAGCCTGTAACAAAACATGTATCTGTTTGTCTTTTAATACAGCATTTATTACTTTTGCCTCTGAATTATTCACTTAGCCATTCCTTTGCTCTACGCCGTCTTTCTAATCTTTCCATATCATCTTGCTCTTTGTCAAGTTTTGCCTTTAGTATTTTTTCAGCATTATATGCAAAATAATTCCATGATGGCTCTTGTGCGACCTTAAAATAATATTCTAAAAGATCATAGCACCCAGACATACCGTACGATTCAATCAAAGCGTCAGATGCCCACTGTTCTACGTTTAAATTAAGGGTTGGCTTTGACTCATATCTTGCAGTATGATGTTTAGAATATCTACTAAGCAAAGCCATTCGGTCTTTGCGTTCTGCCATTACTCTGCAATTTCTGCTTTAGCCTCATTGATCTTTTCGGTCAATTTAGCCTCGACAAAACCATAGACACGTTCCATGGCATCATTTGTTGTTTCACCATCACGCTTTGAATCTACAACACCAAGATCTAGTCTTAGTGATTGAAAATTACCAAGGTTTAATGTATATCCCAAAGTAACTGATACTTTGGTCTCTTCGTTCTTTTCCATCTACCCTCCAAGGGTCTAGTTAATACTTTCTGTCCAAATTGGAATATATCTACCATCTTCAGTTTTCGTATAAGTAAGTATACCATTGCCCATCCTGCGAGTCAACTCTTGTTTAGTTGGAGTTTTATTGTTTGTTATTAAACCATCTTTTCTTGGTTGACCTATATGAATTGAAGATAAAATGTCCCTTATTTCCTTTATGTGGCTTTCTGAATAATATGCTCTTCGTTGAAATTTTCTTTCTCCCCCCACTGTGCTTCCAACTGGAGGTGGAATTACTCCACGTTTTATTAAACTAGGAATATATTTTTTATGTCTATTAATTAATATAGCAGTTTCACCTATTGTGTAAGCCTTTTCTCTTTTTCGTTTAAACTCATGAGTAAAACAAATCTCGACTCTATCTTTATTAATATTATATAATGCTACAGTTCCATTTGATCTACTGCTATGTTTTACTCTAACAAGATCACCATTAAGAAACCAGACTTTTTTATTCCCTGAAATTATAGGGGACTCATTGTAATTTTCGCTCTCAATACTTCCCTTTTTATTAGCCATGTTCCTTCTTGTGTGCTGTCTGGTGGATGATAAAACTTTCTCTTTCCGCATATAATACAGTATACCTCAAGGTGCTCTTTTGTGCTATATTGCCTATCAATGAAAATTTTTCCATTACATTTTACACATCGCATCAATTAGGAATTCCAACCGCAATAATATTAACGTTAACGGATAAAACGCCTGATGCATTAAATTTAACTATTCCAGAAACACCAGAAGTAGTTATGCTTGTTAGAACAACCGAAACTTCTTTTCCTGATGGTGTGCCACCTATATTTACTGGAGTTGCAGTAACAACTGGAACATATTTAAATGCTGATGAAAATGAAATATTAAAAGTTTGTTCAGATCCAGCATTAACACTTGCATTACCTGTTGTAACTTCTTTGGTTTGTGCTATTACTTTAAGATTTGATGTTTTTGCTGTTTCATTATTAATTGTTGCATAATTACCAGTTGAAGAAGAGACCTTTGTTGCAAGATCATTGACGGCAGTTACTATCTGATATATATAAGATATATCAAGTGGCTGGCCTACTTGTGGAAATGGTATTATAGACATAATTCCTCCATTATATTATATCATCAAATAGTATGTGGGCCTGATGTATAAACTTTTAAATATTCCAAACTTCTTGAGATAGGCTCACCCTTTAAATATACTTCTACTGTAAGTCTATTAGGGGCCTGTTCTTGATCTACATCATTTATATAATATGTTGTTGGAATGACCAAATTTACACTGCTAGACTGCGCTCTGCCATCATAAATCCAATCACCATCATTATTTTTTCCCCATCTTATCCAAACATCATATTCTGCAGCCTTTTTAATAAAATATGTTGTTCCATTAATAATTCGATTAATGGTTACTGGATCCCAAGCAACTATAACAAGATTTGCATTTGCTTTATGAATACTACTTTGACCCGTAACAAAATTATATTCTGGTTGTATTAAACTAATTGGAGACCAATGAGATGTCCTATTTTTATCTTCAGAAATAACTCTATACCTAACAGAATAACCTTGTAAATTTCTATCAATTGATGGTAACTGTGATTGAGAAATTATTGTTTTTTTAATATTTTTATCAGCCATTAGGATGCCTCAATAATAAATCTAAACTCTATGTAATTATTTGTATTTTGACTTTTAATTACTGTAGTAGCATCAGTATTTTGTACTATAGAATATCCAGTTAAACCATATAAAGGGTTTACTGAAGAAATATTTTCTAATCGTAATGCATCTAATGCAACATAATAATTTGCAGATGGTGTTGCACTATCTATTACATTGCTATAAATCTGAACCTGGGTTACGAGATCCCAATTAAATCCCGAACTTTTGTATAGTTGATCAATTGATTTGCTAACAACATAATATCGGTTTGTTGCAAAGTCTACATCTATATCTGACGTGCTATCAGCGGGGTCCATTTGATATGTACTACCATCTGTAACGACTGCTTCAAACCTTGCATACTCAGATCCATCTGCATTTGTAAAATTAACTAATATATTAACAGAATCTGGAACATCAGCGCTTGATGTTTTTGATATTAATGAAAACGCTAGTCTAATTTGATCAATTGGAGAATTTTGTGCAAAAGATGCAGTAGCACTTGGATAAACTATACAGTCGCCTGTTAGATTTGTAAAATGTCCTCCGCTTAAAGATATAGAAGATGAGTTACCCCTCATTAAAATAACATTATTAAAAAATCTTGCCCTTTCATATCTATCTATTCTAGATTCATTAAAAAATACACCATTATCTGCATTGGTTTCAAAAATTGAAAGTTCTGTAGAGATTATATCTCCAGTATTAATGTCTTCTAAGCCTATTGTACTAATTACATTACTAGATGTGGAATCTAACTGTTCTGTAATTTTAACTATATCTTCAATTGAAGATCCAGAGTCGTACTGCCAATTTTCCGTATCTGTAAAACCAAATATTAATTTACTATCATAGGCACCAGCAAGATTGTTTGATCCAGCAGAAAATATGCCTACTTCTGTAATCTCATATCTTTCTTCTGATGGCAACTCTGCTGTAAGAACTAATTTATTAGTTCCATTATCATTAATAAAACCTCTAGAAGAAATTGGAACCCTAAGCATCTCAAAATCAAGATTTTCTTTAGATTGTATATTTGCTTGTTCACCGACTATTAAAGTATGCGATGCAAGAAATGGTTTTTTGCCACATCCTATCGCTATATGGGAGGCGTATGCTGGTGCTTGACCAAGCATATATTTGCCTATAATAGCCTTGCCTGTGTTAGTTATCATGATGTTTCATCCTGTAATTCCGCCTCATATATTGTACCACCTATAAAAATTTGTACCTCGACTTGCTCATCTGGAGCCAAATTAACAGTTTCAACAACAATGTTTCCAGAGGTGTCCATATAGACATTTCCACCATTGTCTCCATTTCCTATTTTTGGTATTTTTTCCTCAAACTTAATTGGATAATTTTTAAAGTATTCTGAGGAGGTATCTTGTAATTTTATAATATTTAATGGATTGTATTGTTCTTGGATAGAAAATAAATTTTTAATTGGATTATAATAAAATTTTTGACCACTAATACTATCTGTTCTGGATATTTGTAATAACTTATAACTGCTAATATTTTCAAATAATAAATCTGTTGCTAATATATCATTAAATTCTTGTTCTTCAGAAATTATAATCTCTGGAGTAGCACTTTTAACCTGATCGCTTACCCTTAATTTAACATATGATGGTATTTGTGGTACTGGCACAGGTGGCACTGGAACTATTGGTGTTGCAGCAGCGCTTGCAATGTCTTCTTGTTGCCAATATTCCATGTTATACCTCGCTCAAATATATCGTCATTTTGGGTCCATTAGAACTTCTAGCATAATTAATATTATAAACTACAAATCTGTCGGAAGGCTTAGCAATCAAATCAATTGAATTATCAGAGTAATCAATAGTAACAATATCTCCTAATTGTAATATTGGAGTAGCAAAAATATCTACTCCTATAGATTTTTTAGGTGTCATAACTTTGTTTATAATCCACCCCATCAATTCTTCTGCTTGGTCTTGTGATTGAATATATTCTCCAGCAATAGAAAATTCATTGATTCCATAATTCATTCTGCTTATTTTAATATCATTATATTGATTTGCTTGAATTACAGGAGACGTAAGTACTGTTGTTCCAGATAGTTCTGGATCTGATAAATTTCCTCGTTTACTAAAATAATTATCTACAGTATATTCATTAACAGTATCTTGAGTGAATGTAACGCCTTGTATTTTTAAATAATTTCCTGATGATTCATCCAAAGATAACGCTGTATCTGTATTATTAAATACTAAAAACTCTGCACCATAAGGGCCAGCAATAAACCCTGAAACAGTGTACCCCTTTAGTTTGTTTAATGTTGGTGCTAATCTAGCATATAATGCTGGGTATGCTTTATCATATCTAATATTAAAATATGCACACTCTCTAAATATTGAACCAAATTCTTCAAAATATAATTTATAGTCTGGTGTGCTTTGTGATGATATTCCAGATAGATATGTTGCTTGTAATAAACCACTTAAAGAATATCTAGAAAAAGCATTGCTTACGTTTATATCGTTTACATCAAATGCTGATGACAATGGCTTACCTACTGCAAACGATGAATTTTTTGCATAATTATTTGTTAAAGCATAAATATTTTCAAACATACATCTTGATGAACCTCTAACAAACAATGCAGAATTATGATAAATAGGCAATGGATTATCATCATCTACTGTAGCAATTAACTTATTATTTAAATATAAATAAAATCTTCTAATGCCATTAAAATCTTCATATTCTACTGATAGATCATAAACTGTATTATTCTCATCCCCAGAAATTCTTTCTTGTCCTGCAAATGCGCCATCATCTACAATAATCTTTGCCAGCCCTCCATAAAGTTTTACTGGAATTGCATTGTTATTTGCAGCATCTTTTTTAATTTTATAAAAAATTACATTATTAATTTTTTCTGACTGATTTGTATATGATTCTATGTTTCCTTCAGTTAATGCAATTATTTCAAAATAATAACCATTATTTGTTTTCTCATCTAAAAGAACCGCAATTCCTCCAGATCCACCTGCTATATTAATGTTTTGTTCTGGATTCGCAGATCCAGGAACTTGGTAATATGATACGCTTCCTATTGGTGTTTGCACTTTAGTTTCATTATTCTCTAATCTACCGACAATCCTCATCCTTGTGCCAAAATGTTTATATGATGAGTCTAGTGGCTTATAGACATATGAAATAAAATTTAATGGGTTTTCAGTAGTTTTAAAACTAGGACCATTCATAATAAATGCAGATGATTGAATGGTTCCTGATTGTGTTGTTTGTGTAACATTAACACTAGTTTCATTATTGTCATAATTTGCAAGGAAATTTTTAATTACTCCAGTTCGCAATGACTTTGTGGCAAGATCATTATTTACTCCTGCAGCCTCATTTGTTGATGATAGTGCTGGAAGTTCTGTAGTTTGATTTATATTAAAAAGCCATTGTGATTGCATATTGCAACCTCTAACATTATCGTTAGATGACCAGTGTTGTGGTAAACCAGCAGAATGTGATGTTACCTCTGTTCCAAACTGACCTCTTCCATGCTCAAACACTGGTCCATTTTTCATTCTCACAATATCATTTGCTGTTTCATAGTATGGTGTTGCAAAAATTCTAATTAATCCAGTAGGATATATCTTTCCATTAAAGGATAGTTTAGAAAAATAATTTTGATATTCTTGATTACTGCTAATCCATACATTGTTTTGTGTAACTTCAACCACTTGACCATCAACTATGTTTACTATTGGAACATTAAACTGAACAGCATCATATCTAATAATTTCTCCGTGTGAGTAAAAATATCCTTGATATCTTGTATTCCAATAAATGTTTTCTCCAACATCTATCACATTGTTGGTTAATTGATTATTTACAACAGTAGGCAGATTGGCTGATAAATCTGAATTTAATGGCATGGCAGCAAGAACAAAAGTTGACTGTTGAGATGATTTTTCATTTACTGTTTTTGTTGTTTCAGTACCAGAAACCTCCCATAGCAATGATGGTTTATAAACCCAACTTTTTTTATTGTCTAATACATATGGCTGTTGAATAGATCCATAAGATCTTTGAACATATCTTTCTGTATAATTTATTCTGCCAGCATTATATATTTTTTTATCTTGTGAAGCAACTGAAATAATGTTCGCTAGGTTTTTACCAACAATTTGTTTATTTTGAACAATGCCAGTTTTTTGTTGTGTATTTGAGCCTATTAAAGAATAATCACTAGATCTTTGTGTTGATGTTGGCATTAAATAATTTTTGCTCATAACAACAAAATTATTATACTCATCAAAATACATTGCAGTTTGTGTTGATATTGCTAATTCATTTAAAATTTCAGCCACACTTTTATCTGGAGAAATAAAAAAATATGGAATAATAGGTTCTTTTTCATCTGTTATTCTATAAAACGTATAGTTGGTAAATCCAATCGCATCCATTAAAATTGATACAGCATAACTTAATGAGACATCAGTTAACAGAATTTGTGGTGCTTTAATTGATTCAAACAAAAAGAATAAATCTCTTAATTGTATTGTAATTGTAACACCAGTATTGTCTGCTTGAGGAAACCCTTCAGAATATAGCGTTTTGATTGGTACAGTGTAGTTTGCATTGCCTACATCTAAAACGCCTTCATAAAACAAAAACTTAATATTTTTATTTATGTAATTTTTTATAATGCTTAGATTATTATTTTCATTAAAAGATTGATCATCATCAAAAATTGTTAAAGATCCAGTTGATGCTAAAAGTTGTCCTACTGGCAATGATGTAATTCCTAAATCAGACAATGATTTTTTTATTTCATATCCAACTACTTTAGAAGATAAATCAACCATTAGCCTTGGAGACATTTCAATTAAATCAAATGTTACTCCAGACTTTGTCATAGATTCAACAAGCACTCTAATTCCATTGATGTAACAAAACTCTCTATATTCAATTGCTAAAGTTGTTGTATCTTTAAATGATTCTGGACTTGTTAAATCGGTTACGAATTGAGACTCAGATGTTATTTCATTTCCTATTAATGACCATTTATATTGTGGTGTAAATGTATTATATTGTTTAGTTGACTGATTCCAAACATGCAGAACGCCCTTGTCAGTTGAACTTGAAACAATTAAATAAGCATATCCATTAATATTTTTTTCTGGTAATTCGTTTGAACTTGCTATCTTTCCAACAAAAACAAAATTATTTGCAAATTGATCTGGAACAACCAAACCATAAGACAACTCTAAATTTCCATCTTCAGGAATTATTGGTGAACCATCTGGTCTTGTAGATGTTTCATCAAAAGACATTGCTGTTATCCATTGATTATTTTTTAAATATTGAATCTTAAATCTTGAAGGAACCGCTTTATTAATAGAACCATAAAAAGGATCGGCAAATGTTGTTGTTCCATTTTGAAATGTACCAAGATTGGTTGTTCCAACATGTGTTTGCATTTTTATATTAATTCTATTTGCTGGAACTGGGTTTTTATAAACAACAAATGGAACTGTATCATCAATGAAAGATATTCCATTATTTAAATTTTTTGAAATTCCTCTTGCAATACCGCTTTCGGTTCTATACGAAGTCCAATACTTAAAATAGTCATCTCTTGATGGCATGTAGTATCTTGGTCGTGTTGATAGATATTGGTTTACGTGATTTAAATATCTTCCGTTAAAATAACTTGCTTTATTGATACCCGACCTTGGTCTAAATGGCTTAATACAGTCTTCTAAAGAATATAATAACTTTAAATTATTTTTTTGAAACGTAAATGATTGTGGAATAATTGCTTCTGTTGAATCATATGCATATCCAGAGTTTATTGTAATATCAGCATCAGTAGCATTTGTATAATAGTTTCCAGCATCAATTGGATCAAATGCTGAAGGTGCGCTTGCATATATTCCATCAGATCCTGGGCGATATCGATAGTTTCCTAACTTTAAAATATTTTCAGGAAAATTCATATTCCATTCTGCTAAAACCAAAGACCTTATTTTGATAGTTGGGCTTGTTTCAAAATGAGACTTTAATTCTGATCCTGAAAACACACTATACCTCTTCCAAAGTTACAGATATGTTCCATAAATCATGTCGAGGATTTGAACCTCCGCCACGCTTAACAACTTCATATGAAAAATCAGCAAAATAAACCTGTACTATTTCATTGTATTCTGCAAAATGATTCATGCCTGAAACATCTTTGCCAAAATTTGGATAATTGTCATATGCAAGAAACATCCAAAAAGGACCCTGATGATTTCTGTACCAGTCTAATATTTCTGCTCCACCTGCTCCACCATCTGCCGTAAACTCAAAGTTATTGTTAGCAACATCGTTAGCATATTTTAATGTAGAGACTCCACTAGAATCAAAATTTGCTGGTTTTGAATAGGCTCTTGATGGTAAATTTGTCCAATTCCAAGATATTGTATTTTTATCTGCAATATGATATGACCTCATATTGCCATTAATCATTCTTTCTCTTTGCTCTATTCTTGTTGGAGTAAAAGAAATTTCTGACCTATTATGATCTGAAAGAATAAGAAATTGGTTTATACCGCCAGCGGTTAGGGTTGATGATGCACCTATCTCCTGCCCAATTGGCACATAAACGCCACCAGAGAGCGTTCCAGAGTTTTCTGACCATAAAACGCCCTGTGGTCTACCGTATCTTTTACGACCTGTTATATATGAGCCAGTGGCCATTAGTAACCCCTCAATCTTTGTGATTCTACCTGCTTGATTTGTTGCATTACCACTCTTGCTACATCGTTTGGATTCATATTAGAACCATTCAAACTGACGTTAAGATTATAATTATACACTGAAGAAGGCATTTCTCCATTGTTTATTTTATTCATTGTATTTAAACCTAAAACATCTACAGCATTTTTTCTAACTACATATTCCCCAGGAGTTAACATTGCTGGAATTATATCTGTTCCTCTACCATAACCACCACTAGCAAAATATTTAGGAACTACACCACCCATATTAAACCCAAACCTATCTTTAAGATAGTTGGCTGCTGTTTGAGATAATTGACTAGAATATTGAGTTATCCAAGAAGTTTGTGGAGAATATTGCGTTGCTCCTGAAGCACCACCAATAGTTATTCCAGTTTTTGTTGTAAATGGCTGTTCTGGAATATCTACTCTTTGTCCACCTAATAACAAAGAGGATCCTGATGTTGTACCGCCTGTTCCCATGGCAGACCCAGTGCCTGTCTGTCCAGAATCTCCCACCTTTCCTTTGCCGTCAGTAAAGGTTAGCCCTGTATCATCTTTTTGCTCTCTAAGTTTAGCCATAGCATTTAGCGCATTGGTTGCTTCTGTTGCAACCTTTTTTAATTCTTCTTTAAGGTTAAATGCTTCTGTTTTTGCTATTGATAAAACATTGTTTATAAATCCAGGGTCGTTAATATTAATTCCAGCATTCTTTGAAAGATTAAGAAGAGATACAGCATTATCAATTTCAAGTTTTGTCATATTAAAATAAGTGATTGTGTCTTTTTGTTTTTGTTTGATAAGATCAATTTCTTTTTCTCTTAATTCAAGAATAGTATTTCTATCTTGCAATTCTTCTCTTGTTTTTCCGCTTTCTTTATCTCTTAACGCAGCAATTTGTGTTTCTTTTGCTAATGTCAAATTACTAATTTGATTTTGAGCAGTTTGTGATGCTCTTACTCTTCTTAATTCTTGTAATGCTTGAACGGATGCTGATACATCTCCAGAGGACAATGCGCTAAGCAAAGTTGTTCTTCTTTGTTCAATTTCAGAAATTTGTTGATTTAGATCAAATATTTTTTCTAAGGAAGAAATTTGTTTGTCATATCTTTTTTCAATAATTGATGCTTGATAATTTAATTGTTCAATTGCATAACTATTTGCATTTTGTTCTTTTTGATTTCTATCAAGTTCTTTAGAATATCTTACATCAATAAGTTCGTTTTGTAGTTCAAGATATTTTTGTGCCTTTTCAAGTCTTAATAATTCATAATCACCCTGATCCATTGTTGCTATTTGTACATCTTCAAGAGCCTTTACAATTTTTGCATATTCTTTTACTCTGTTAATTAATGATCCCGTTGCTTTTTCTGTTTGCATTAATTTTGCAATTTCACCATCTGATGCTAATTCTTTTGCAGTAGATGCATCAATTCCAAGTTTTATCATATTTTCATATGCTTTAGTTTCTTCATTAATAGCCTTAATTCTTTTTTCAAGGGCATTTAATTCTCCAGAACCACCAGCGGCCTTTGCCCTTGCTTTTGCAACTTGTTTCTCTACATCAGTTAACTTCTTTCCAATTTCATCGGCTAACTGCACTCTTGCCATGCCACTTTCTTTTGCCTGTGTATATGCACCTTTATCAAAAGTGCTTAATGCTACAAGACTTCTGATTATTTGCTCTCCAACGCCCAAAGTAATTGCCTGAAATATAAGTAATTGATCTTTATATTCAGTTATTTTAGATGTATTTGTTCCTAATTGTTTATCATATCTCTTTAGAATATCATTTAAAATTATTTGTTTATCTCCTGCATCTTCTAATGTAGACGTAAGCGTAGAAAATGCATTCTTATATTTTTGAACACCAATAACGCCAGTTTCAAACATTCCAGCAGCACCTGTTGCAATAGAATTTATATTATTAGCAAGTGCTTTAGTAGCAGCATTAAATTCTTCTTGATTCGTTCTCCATTCAACAAGTTCTCCTGTTGCAGGACTTACACTTGCTTTTAATCCAGTATTTAATGCTTTATTAAAATTTTTAACTAAAGGTGATTGAGTGCTTGTTAATTTTTCTAAAGATTGTTTTGAAAAATCAATTGATTTAATATCAATAAAAATATCTGTACGTTTTGCTTCTTGTTTAATTGCTTCTATAATTGTTTGTACCATTGCACTAGAAAACCCTTGTCCTCTTAAGACTGTTGCTTTTGCAAATAATTGAGACATTGCTGCCCTGGTATCTGTTGCACTTCTTAATCCAATGATATCTTTTCTAAACTCTTTTTGAAATCCTTTATCTGTTCTTAACTTATTAATTCTCTGTTGTTGTGCTGATGTTGCCACTCCTGGCCCAGTTAGTGTTTGTGCTGGCAATTTTCTTGGAACAATAGCAAAAAATTCTCCTAAAGTTTTAGTTTGTTCTTTAGTAACCTCTGCAATATTTGCAAGCCCATACAATCTATCTTCTGCCTCTTGCATAGCCCCTTTAAACTTTTTAAATCCAAAATATGCCAACCCTGCTCCTGCTGCGATCAATCTAAATTGTGGTGGCAAAAGCGATGCAGCAAACCCTACCATGGAGATTGTCTGGGCTACCTGTCCAAGTTGTCCTGGAATAAAACTTGATGCAATAGATGCAGCCATAAGTGGTCCAGTTGCTCCACCTGCCATTCCTGAAAGCCTTCCTCTTATGCCTCTTCTTTGATTTTCTCCTTGAATAATTTGTCCAGCAGTCATAGGAATCTGAGCACCTAATTGTTCTGGAGTCAATCCGCCACTTTTAATTCCAGAATATCTGCTGGCCTGGCTTGCTCCACCAATTGCGGCATTAGTTATTCCGGCTGCAGCCTTTGCAGCATCATCTGCTCCAGATGCTATTCCTTGAACATACCCATCTGCAAAATCATCTCCAAGTCCTTTTGCAACTCTGGACGGCGATGCACTTTTTTGTTTTGACTTTACTGCTGCAACCACAGAAGTAACAAGATTTCCTGCTGCAATTTGTTGTAATCTGCTTACTTTTCTTTGTACATTTTGTGCTGCTTTTTCGTCTAACATTGGATTATAAGATCTTGAAGGAATTGTTTCATAAAATGTTCCAGCAAGTCTTGCTCTTAATCCTGCCGATGCTGCTGCACCTTGATATCCCGTATCACTAGCGGCAACTTTTTGAAGGACGGACGCAGAAGTTCTTGTTACTGGATGAATTCCTGCACGTAATTTATCTAACTCGGCATTTAATTCAACCATTGATATTCCAAGTTCTCTTGCAACACCATCTAAATTTGTTTTTCTAAAATTATCAATAATGCTTGTATTTTTTCTTAATGTATCAACATAGTTATTTATATAACCCATGTCAGCAACAAGATTTTGTGCTTTCCAGTTTTTAACAGAAACAGCCTCTTCTCCAACAGAAATAGTCTGTATATCTTCTGAGATATGAGATGCTTGCTTTCTAATTAAGTTAAACATTTGATTAAACGATAGACCAAAACTTTGTACAGCCTCAGACACCGCATCAATCTCTGCTTGTAAAGTATCCCAACTTTTACCTTTAGTTTGTTGTAATATTGTTGGAGGTGCTTTATACAAACCTACTTGTTTTTTAATATCTCCAATTCCCAATCCCTTTGCAAACCCTGGAATATTATCAGCAATCATACCGTTAATTAATGGTGCATACTTTTGCGCCATCTTTGAAGGAATAACCGCTTCGCCTGGAGTAAGCATTGCTGGAACTGTGTCTCTATTTCCAGATCCAGGAACTGATATAACACCCTTAGCAAACTTTTTTGGCATACGAATTGCTGAAGGGTTTGATGCCATAAAATTCTTTTGTGCAGCAATGCCTCTTCTATAGGCGGATATTAATTTGTCTATAGACCCTGCTTCAGCATTAAATGTTTGAATAAGATTTGAATGAACCTGATTTAAAGATGCTGCTGATGCTGCTGCATCAATTTGTTCTGAATTTAAATATTGTGTTTGCTGAGTTAATATTTGAGATGGATTCTTTAATCTTCTAAATCCTAAACCAAGCACACCAAACAATTTGATAATATTTGCTAAACCATTTGCCAACAAACCAAAAGTCATAAGCAAAATAGGACCAACTCCAGCAACTGCAGTTACAATAATTGTAACAATTTTCTTTGTTCTATCTGATAAATTATTAAATCTTTCAAGAAGTCCACTAAAAAAGTCAATTACTGGAGTTATTGCATTTAAAAATGTTTCTCCTAGCGGCATTAAAGAAACTTTTAATTGTTCTACTGCTTTTCTAAATTTTGCAGTAATTGTTTCTTCTACCATTCCTAATTCGTTTTCTGCAGTCAAAGCAAGATCTTCTACTGATGCTTTTGTTAAATCTAAAACTCTTGCTGATTGAGTTCCCTGTTTAATAACATTTGTAAATAGAGTTGACAATCTTGCAAACTGAAACTTACCAAATAGTTGCTCAATTGCTCTTGCTCTAGTAAGAGGATCCAGTTTGTCCAATGCTTGTGCAAATTCAACTACAGTTGCTTGTAAATTACCTTGGTTTGATTCAATAATATTTTTGATATTAATACCCATCCCAGCAAGCATTGCAGATGCTTTTTCGGTAGGATTAATAAGTGCAGCAAGACCTGATTTGAGTGCGTTTGCACCTTCTGATGCATTAACACCGCCCTCTTTCATTGCTGCTAAGAAAAACGCAAGATCTTTGACACTTCCGCCAAGTTGATTAATTACTGGAGCCACTTTTGGAATTGCTGTTGTAATATCATCTAAAGAAACAACTGTTTGGTTTTCAACTGCATTAAGAAAGTTAATAGATTCTGCTAATTGTTCTCCAGATAAAGCAAAAGCGTTTTGCAAAGAAATAGTAGTTTCAAGTGCTTTTTGTTGATCAATTTGTCCAAGAACAGAAAGTCTGCTTGCCTCTGTAGTTTGAGAAATTAAATCATTTCCTGCAAAACCTGCTGCTGCAGCCTCTGCTGCCAAACTTACAGTTTGGGATGCTGCAATTCCATATCTTGTAAATACATTGGCTAACTCATTAACATTTTCTAACGCTCTTTGAGTTTCTTCTTGTGGTGTAAATAAATCACCATAAACTTTTCTAAACTTTAATGCAGCCTGTTCCATTTCCATAAATGTTTTTGCTGCAGTATTTCCAAGAATTGATAACGGAATTGTAAAACCAACCATAAGTTGGCGACCAGCCCACTGAGTATTTTTACCAAAATTTAAAAGATTTGTTGATCCTTGTTTTAAAAGTTGATTAAACAATGCTTGCTTTTGGGCTGCAATTGCAGTTTTTGTTGATACGCTTTCCATATCAAGACTGGTTGGCATAACGCCAATTGCTTGCATTCTTCCTGCTGCATCTCTACCAAGTTTTATATATTGAGTCTGTAAACGTTTAACTCTATCTTCTGCAACTTTGTTAATGGTGTCAAACTCTTTTGAAAACATTCTTCCAAATGTTTTAGTGGATGCTGTTGCATACCTAAAATATTCTCGCATTGAGAATTTATTTTTCTCAAGTGAGTTGGTAAATGTTTCTGTTGCAGTTCTAACATTTACGATTTGGGCAGAAAATTGCCCTGTTGCATTGATCGAATTGACAAGATTTTGTTGCATGTCACGCTGAGCACGTGCAACTGTTTCACTACCTCTTAAAACAGATGTATTAAATACAGCAATTTGACGTTGAAGTGCTTTTAACTGGGCTAACGCCTCAGAAGTATCAATATTAATGCCAATATTAGCATTAGCATCAGCCATTTATTGCACCCCTATATTCATTTATTTTATTGCATTGCTACAGAAAGAAGATCTGAGCCATCCTCCATCTTAATTCCTGATGCAACTTCAATAATCTTATACACAGTTGGTAAATCTAAAAGTTCTTCTAGATCTTCTTTGCTGTCTGCCAACTTAGGGTTATATTGCTGCATTGTAATCTGAATACATTCCATCAATACATCCATAGACTTTGAATTATCATCTGCAACTGCTGCGATTTCTGCAAACTTTTTTAAAAAAGGCTTAAGAAGTGATATCTTTAGTGGACTAGCCTCAATTTTTGTTCCATCCATAAGTACAAGTTCTTGTGTTGGACGCTTAGATAATGCCATTGTTTTCCTCCATTGTGTTATTTAAATTATAGCACAAAGAAGGCTTTTTATCTCAAATCTTCGTAGTCTAGCCCCATGCCAATTCCAAATCCAGCCTTTTGTGCATTTGCCCCTTGCAATGCCAGAACATCATTTGCGTTGGCTGCCTGACCCTTGCTAAAGACTCTAGCCTTCATTTCTTCCCAAGCGTTTGATTTATTATTTTTTTCAATATCCACACCTTGTATTGCTGCTAAAAATTTCTTTTCTTCGTAATCTAATTCTCTTTTTAAAGCAATAGTTTGCATGAGTTCAGGCATAGATAAAGATAACTCAAGTTCTTCATAATTTTTCCAAATACCAAGAGTAAAAACTTCAGACTCTAATTTTGCTAAATCAAGTTCTTCCCAGGTTTCTCCCCTAGTTTTATCACTACCATCTGTTTTTTGACTTTGATCTTTAATAGAATCTTGTTTGTTTTTGTTTATTTTTACTCCAGCAGAGTATTCTAGAATTTCATATATAGTATTCATATCTAGATTATCTTCAATTTGATCAATATTTTTTGATATTTTTGGATAATATTGTTGCATTGAAATACGAACACACTCAACTAAAACATCAATGGCATCATAATCATTATCAACTTTTTCCATCTGACTAAAAACATCCATAAATTCTCTTAAATATTTTATTTTAAGTGGAGGTATTTCTATTTCAGTTCCATCAATAAGTTTAACCTTTGTATAAGTGTATATTTTTGTAGCCATTGTTTAATAATTTTAGCATAAAACAACTAAACCCACCCCTAGTTTGGGGTGGGCTGTTGTCTCTTAATAAAAATTAAGAATTAGACCAAGTACGGTCAACAATCTTACCGTAAGTGGCTGTTAAGTCATCTGGAAGCATACGGAAAGAAACATCAAACATAGATGCCTCGTCACGCTTAGCAGAAACTGTTACATTCTCAATTGAGAGTGCACGATATCCTACATAGACACGTTCAACTGTCTCTGAATCTTCACAATCTCCAGTTCCTGGACCAACTGCAACAATACCACGCTCTACTGGACATTCTCCAATATCTCCTGCGGAGAGTTGAAGAGTGCGTCCTGCGGAAGTAGTCTTTGTACCAGAAAGGTCTGCATCTTTTCCTGCTGTAGCAAGAAGAAGATTTTCAAGTGTTGCCTCAGCAAATGTAGTAGCAAGATTTACTTGCATACCCTGCTTGTAAAGTTTGGCAACGTCAAGAACCTGATCAACCTGAACCTCACCAAAATCTGGCTGGAATTGTAATTCGAGACCGTTCATTGTATAACCAATGTTAGTAAAATCAACATCGTCAGCAAGAGTCTCTTTGTAAGACTCAGAACTTACGAATGATGGAACGGTGTTAGTAACTGTATCAAGTGTGGTATCGGCAACAAAAAGAGCAGCAGCACCAACAATGATATTCGTAGAAGTACCACGAGTATAAGCCATATTAAATTCACCTCTTTTTCAATTTTTGTATTAAATTATGACGGCAAAACAGGGCGAATGTTTCCTCTAGTTAAAGTATATCAGTGTTTTTATCGATAAGAATCTTCTGGAAGGCCTGTAGGCTCTTTTACGTGATAATCATACTCAATAATCAATTTATTAAGCGTAAGCCCTCTTATAGAGGCTAATTCACCCAAATCCCTAGTTTCTTCAAGTTGATAAACTTTTATGTCATGAAAATATACGTTATACGGAATAGATACTACCGTATCTCTAATTGGGTCTGCACTAGACTGTTTTGCTATACACCATCTATTTAAATCTTCTGCTGCTGCATCAGATCTATCAAGAAGTTGAGAGATAATTATCATGGCATCATATATTTTGTCTGCATGTGTGCTATAAATATAATACAATAATTGTTCACATTTCATAGGATAAAACGGACTTCTTCTAAACCTAAAAAGTCGATCATACTGGATTGCTAGATCTGGATATGATCCAGTTGTGTTTTTATAAATATCATCAATTGCAGAAGGGGTTGATGGCAAAGTTATAATATTTGTAAAGTCATATTTTAACAATTCATTTTTAATATATTCATTGACCCATATCGGAGGATATGGCAACTGTCTAACGTCATTTGGTCCAGCCACTACTTAACCACCCCTATCGATGCATTTGCCACCCATGTGTAACCTGTTTTTACTCCATGTGATCTTCCTATTTTAGCACCACTTCTGATGTTTTGTTTAAAAACTGTTGGATTTTCTAAATAACTATATACCCCACTTGCTCTTAAAAATGATTGAGTAAAATATTGATTAAAAAATGAATCAAATATTCTTTCAAACTCGCCCTTTACATTGCCACCTGGATTATTGATTACAATTGGACCAGGCGTAAATATTTGCTCGCCATCAACATTAAACGACAATACATTTGCTTCTTTTGGTCTAATTGTTACCGCTACTCCATTCTCCATTATTCTTGCCTTATCATAAAATGGTACGCGAGAGCCTTCTGCAAAAGACTTTGATTGTTTAAATGTAGAATTAAAAGATAAACCAATATTACTGATTGTATAGTCTATATCATACAATCTAGCACTTGGACTTCCAGTTTTATACCATTCATAAACATGATGTAATAGTTTTGGATTATTTTTTGCATTAATGTCAATATATTGTTTTAATGCCTCTACAGTTTCTTTACCCAAAACGGTTAGAAACGTTCGCTTCCCTCTTTTTACACCATCAATAAAACCAAAAGAATAATCAACTATATTATCCATTGTTTTAATAAAAGATTTTGTATTATATTTTAGTAGCATTAATCATCTACGCCCTGATTTTCAGTACGTCTAACAACTAACCTATAATATGAAATTGATCCAAATGGATCTATAAATGGATCCTGTGTTGCAATTTCATATATAGTTCCACGGCCATCTCTTTCTCCAGATGTTTCTAAATATACAATATTATTTTCAGCATTACGAATATTTGTTATTAATATATTGCTTAATGAATTTGTTTCTCCATTTTTTGAAATTCTAATATCACATCTAGTTCTTCCAACTAACATATTTTCTAATTTAACAAATGTTTTTGATTTTAAATCTTCATCTAAAGCGCTGCCAGATGGTGTTAATGAAACCGCAACAGTTTTGTCATATACCCAATCTTTTTTAATTTGACCATATATATCTTGGCTGACAATAGGATAATATATATCTGCTAGAAGTGGATACATGAAGTCTATGACATCGCATGACATTACAAAACTCCGGGAACTATGACGTTACCTGTATATCTTTCAAGTATTTTATCAACAAGCAAATTTCCTGTTCCAGCAAGCAAGGTCTTATCGAATTGTATTCTAAATTGATCAGTATTGTATGCAATTGCATATCTCTTAAAATAATCTAATTTTCCACATTTAATATCTTCCATAAGCATTAGAGTTGCTTCTTTAATATCTAATGGAACCACCTTATACCCAGTCTCAACTATAAATGTATAATCTGAGCCTTTTGAGAATGTGTTTCCCCATCCTATTGGACCAAGCCAATCAGACTGCGCTGTTGGCATCATTAATGGTGCCTGATCTGCCCTATTGTACGCTCCAGTAATTTCTTGAATGATTGCTGTATTGTTATCGCTTAATTTATACGTAACTCCAAATATTGCTGGCTCTTCTAGTGAAGAATCATACCAAAGTTCATTGTTTTGATAAACTTTTAAAACTTTTCTAGTACGTGGTTTAACTGGGGCATAGTCTGTATTCAAACCTACATGCTCTATTGTTTCAGTTGTATAATAAAAACCACCAGTAATTGAGTCAATGATTAATCTTGCTGTTAATTCATTTTGTTTTTCTACCGCTATTTCTGATGCCGTTGTGCCCAAGGTTGTTGGATCAACATATGGTCTTGTTATGTCGAGAGAGTCTTCAACAACAATATCTCCATCTGACTCTTGAATTTTTAAAGCATACACTTTGTCGTATAGATGCCAATCTTCAGTTTCAAAGGTATAATTTAATTTTTTACCTGCTGTTGATGTTATAGTTTCTTCTAACAAGACTGTGTCTGTTTCTTCGTCTTCAATAATCAAATCATACGCTGTAGATGCTGTTGGAACATCATACGAAATGCTTAACGGGTATGGTGGAAGACGAAGTATTCTCATTTATTTTTGCCGTAGTATTTTGCTAACTCAACAGCACTAACCTCTCGTACAGATTTTGATTGTAGATAAATTTCTAAATTTGCCTTATCGATAATAGAAAAACCCTGATCAATATGTCCATACCCATCAAAGTATAGGTTTTTGTCAGAATAGATAACCGTCTGCTCACTAACGTCAGCCTTAGATGTTACTTTCTTTGTTGTGCTTGCCATTTTTGCTCCTTAATCGTACCTTAATTATAGCAGATTGTTAAAAAGGGCAGAGGACGAATCCCCTGCCCTAATTAATTGCTTAATGATTAGGAAGCAGCAATGTCCTTATAGGCAATTGCATCTTCTTCTTCAATCTGGATACCGAAACGGACAAATACTGTGTATTCGATAGTATCTTTCTTTGGTTGATACTGACGATTTACAGTGATATCGCGTTGGAAGCCCCAGATACGGTTTGCTGGGAATGTCAAGTCGACATAGTCTGCTGGATAGTAAGGAACTTCCATTACGTCAATTCCGAGTACGCGAGTGGTACGTGCATTGCCAATAACTTGTCCTTGACCATCAAGATATGCTTGACGATTTGCTTGGGTGCTACCTGTGCGGCTTGAGAAAGCCTCAGAGATGGCATCAGCAAGGGTACCGTTGTTGCGAACAATGCTCTGGAACACGTCTGTACCTGCATAGAACTTAAGATTGTTCTTAAGTGCACGATACTTACGTGGCATTGCATTGATAATACCCTGCATAACTGGTGTTGTCCAGTTATCAGATGTGACTGCTGGGAGCACAGAATCATGTGCAACACCACCAGTTGTAACAAGATGATGGAAGCCTTCCATAATTGAAAGGAAGTTTCCTGTTGAACCATCTCCGTTAATAGCCAAATCTTCGATATCATTACCGAATGCATTGGTCATCAAACGAACAAGATGATCTTCAAGGGCTGCGCCTTCAACATTGTCTTCAAGCGCTTCTGTAGTAACTTCCCAATCAAGACGAATCTTCTTGGTTGTTAGTTCTACCTTTGTAAATGTTGCACCAGTGTTAGTATAAGCACCGTCACCTTGAGCAGCAGCACGAAGAACACGCTCACCAACGTTAACTTTTTCAAGTTCCATTGTGTTGGCTCGCATAGTAACTCTACGGCCATCCTTAGCGAGAACTGTAGCATCCCAGACATAATCAATAAATTGACGTGCCTGTTCTGGTCTCAGAATTCCACTAGCAGCAGATCCCGAAGGATTGACAGCGTTTGCACCAGTTGTTACACCGAATTGTGCAGTTGGGATGTTACCCAAGGTATCTGCACCTGGAGTAGTAACACCACCGATTCCACCAGAAGCAAAGCCACCATCGGCGTTATATAACCCCGAATCTGATGCGCCACCGCTACCTGGTTGATTCTTAATAATTTCTTCTGACATATTGTTCACCTCCTAGTGAATTTCCTTACTTAAATAGGTCAGTTGCGAGGAAACGACCGCCCCATAAGGATTTCTGAACCATTTCTGGCTCCTGTACGATCTCGCCTAGATCGCCAGACTTGCGGAAAGCAGTATCTTGCTCTACAGCATCTACTCTCTTTCCAAACTCAGCATTACTTTCTTTGACGTTTCTTACCTCTTTAGATACGTCTGTAATGGACTTGCTTAGTTCAGCAACTTGAGCCTGGACTACTTTCATAGTCTCTTCATTTAATGACTTAATAGTTGCTGCTAGATCGCCAAAGGCACTCGCAAGAGTCTCTTTAATTTCGGCAACTGCATTGACTACTACCTCGTCAGATTTTACAATCTCTTCAGTTGCTACTGCAACCTCTTCTGACTTGGCAAGTTCAGTCTCAACAACTGCTTCGGCTGTTTCAGTTGTTTCAGCAACAGGTGCTTCTTCAACCTCAACACTCTTGGTAACAGTATCAACATCTGTTGCCTCTGGAGCGACCTCAACATCTTCAACAACTGCTGTTGTTTCATTTGTCATAGGACTTACCTCCTTTTGAATCTCAGTTGTACTAATACCTTTGGCACTATCAACTAAGAACTTTATCATGTCTGTTTTTTCATCATCAGTTTTTTCAACAAAACCTATATTTTTCATAGGCTGTCCAGACGTTGGGCTAATCTCTGTTTCGTTTTCAGAAACCATTACAAGGCCAGAGTCTTTATCCCAAAACACATTTTCTACAATAATATCTGCTGCAGAACCCTTAAGAACATCTACACCGTCAACCTTTTCAATTGAAATAATACTTGCAAACTGATTTGCTGGATTATCAACAAGAGATAGTTCTACAAGATCATAGTCTTTAATAATTCTAATTGGCTTGTCCATCTTTTCATCATAGCCATCATCCCACTTATTCATTCTTCCGCCTATTGAAAAACCTGTATATGTTCCATCCAATACTTTCTCCCACGCATTTTGTGCGCCTTTTGATACATATGCAGAAACAAAAACGCCAGAATAGAATTTCTTTGAATCTGGATCAAAATACTTATCTTCTTTAAATGCAACCATTTTACCTACAGCAGAAGGTTGGTGCATCTCACGGATGTTTCCTCTAAACTTAGAAAAAGCCTTTAAACTAGCGTCAGTTGTAACGATATCATTTTGTCTATCAAGGTTATCAAGT